TGAGCGATCAAGCTGCAGACACAACCGGAGCGGTTGAGGAATTGACCGAAGCGCAAAAGAAAATGATCGCCGAGCACGAAAAGATTTCCGCACTTGACAACAATTACAAAGGCATTATTGATCTCGCTTATAAATATACCGATATTCTCGAGGAAATAACCGCGCAAGAAAAGATCATGGCCGAAGAGCCGATCGGGTCTGAAAAATACGAGGAAGCGAAAGCTAAAGTCGATGCGCTAAAAGGATCGATGGAAGAGCTTGCCAACCGAGTCACACTGGATATGCTCCAGGCTACCATTGCAATTGGAGGTGTGACTGAAGCAGAGCTCTCCGCTTATATGCAGATGGCAATTGATATGGGGCTCATGTCTGAAGAAGGGGCACAGGCCGCGATCACGGCATACAACAATGCTATTGAAACCATCAATGGATATGAAATTGACGAAAAGACAGGCAATGTCAATATTGACGCAGTTGCCGCATTTGCGACGTTAGACCTTCTTCAGCAATATCAGTTGCTGGACAAAGAGCAGCGCGTGTTTGTAAAAACCTATTACGGCACGTCTGGCAACTATGATCCTTATGAGAATTACACAGGGCCGGGCGGTGCGGTTGGCATGGCGGTAAGCGCCGGCAACCCTTACACGTGGCAGGAATACGGCTATCGCGGCGAGGTATTCGTGCCAAGTGCAGATGGGTTCGTGTTGAGCAGGGCGGATGCGGAGCGGGCTCTGGCACGGGCTCTCTATGGGGGCGGGTCTGCAGTTGATCCTGAAGCGATTGGTAAGGCAGTTGCGCAGGCACTTAGTGGGATTGTAAGCCGCAAAAACGGCGGCAATGTCTACAACCTTACAATGCCGACAAGCTCTAATCCAGCAGATGTAAAAACCGCATTCGAACTTATGGAGGCATGGGCATAAATGACAGCACCGCAATTAGAACATATGAAATTTTTTATCGTAAAGCCGAAGGCGGCGATCAACCAGATAAAGAACCCGACCTTCGCGCACCCTGATTTTGTGGAAGATTGGGCTGCATATGGCACGGGCGTAACGATCGCTGAAACCGGTGATGAGGCGCGTTGGGGTGCTTACTCAATGAAGGTCAATACCGCAACTGGCTATGTGGGCGGCGCTTATTATGCCGGCTTGACGGTAGAAGTTGGCAAGGCTTACACTTTCAGTTGCTACGTCAAAGGCGTGGCAGGCCAAGCGATGCGGGTTGAAATCCGGCAAACAACCACTATCAAGGCGACAAAACAATTCGTTGCCACTGGATATTGGCAGAGAGTAGAAGTAACTTATACCGCACCAGGAAACGCTACGGATTATCGGGTTTATGTAATCCGCGATGCAGTTGCTTCAACTGACCCGTTCTACGTTGACGGCGCGCAATTCGAGCAAGCTTCAAAGGCTACCACTTTCATTCACGGATACGAACCCGGCTGCAGGTGGACGGGTGCTGCCAGAAATTCGTCTTCGTACAGACCGGGCACTTTGGCTTCGGGCGGTGAGCTGGTAGACCTTGAAGACTACTGCGAAATTGTGAGCGTGACAGGGCTTGGACACGGCGACTGGAACCAGATTCTAACCAAGATGACTTCTGGCGGCGATATGTACCAAACACACATCCGCAAGTCCCGTAACTTTTCAATTGTGGTGGATTTTATCGGCGATACGCTGGGAGAGATCGAAGCAAACCGCGCCGCAATTGTTGACCTTATCAGACCAGACCTTGCCGAAGGGCAAACGCGCATTATCCGCTACCAGGGAGTTGATGATAGCGGTATTGAAGCCACTAACCCCGTAGACATTGTCTGCGTGCCGTTATCGAACACACTGGTAGACACGCCTGATAAGCCTAACCACCAGCGCGATGTGCTCAATTTTTCCATCCCCAGCGGGCTTCTGCAAGGCGCGTATAACGAGGGCAAGGAGCTTGACTTGTACGCTGAATTTCCCGCCGAGTATATCGTCAAGCGCGATAAGGACGGCAACTGGTGCAAATGGACTGGCAGCGCTTATCAGAGCTTGATTACGGGGCTGAATGGGACTGTCTATTGCATAGCAGAAGGTCCGGACGGCAAAATTTATGTCGGAGGTAACTTCGCTGGTGCAGGCGGGGTTGCGAACGCAGATTATCTGGCTCGCTGGAATCCTGTCACAGAAGCGTGGGAGGCTGTTGTTGCGGGGATTAATCAAGCAGTTACTGCTATGGCTTTTGATGCAAATGGGGACTTGTATCTCGGCGGAACTTTTACAGACCTGGGAAGTGCGAACGGCGATAGGATTGTAAAAATCACGAACTTATCTGGCACGCCGACCGTGAACGCGCTTGGAACGGGGCTAAATAATGGCTGTAACGCAATTGCAATTGCGCCTGATGGCAGTGTTTACGTCGGGGGCGAGTTTACTTCCGCAGGCGGAGTGGCTAATACAGCGAGAATAGCTAAGTGGAATGGCTCGGCTTGGAGCCCTCTTTCTACTGGATTAAATAGCGCTGTCAGAACATTGGCTTTTGCGCCTAATGACTATTTGTACATTGGCGGTGGTTTTACAGACGCGGCCTATCCTTACTTGTGCAAATGGGACGGAACGTCATTTTCAGCAGTTGGCACAAATACTGATATCGGGGCTGTTGTGAGAGCGCTCGCCTTCGATGCTGCTGGTTGGCTTTATGTAGGGGGAGATTTTACCAATGCAGGCGGAAACCCTAATGCTGATTATATCGCACGCGGGAGAGGTAGCCGAAGTAGCCGATGGGAGTCGTTAGGGACTGGGACCAACAATACGGTTTATAATATCGTTGTAAATTCTGGTAGGGTTTACGTATCCGGCTATTTTATCTCTGCCGGCGGTCTTACCCTTACAGACAGAGCGGCTATTTGGTCTAACGGAGCGTGGCAACCGCTTGATATCGACCTGCCGGGAACGGCGGTCGTTTACTCAATTCTTCCCGCTTCAGACGGATCTCTCTATTTGGCCGGCAATTTCTCATCCAGTGGGTATACTGAAAACGCCAAGACCGGCATTGTCGCGCTCAACCTCAACGTGACTTCAGCTTCGGCGAACACGTATCCGGTTATCAGTGTAACCGGTCCGGGCACGCTTCGATCCATTACAAACTATCGCACCGGAAAGTCGGTTATGTTTGACGGCTTGACGCTGCAGGCGGGCGAGTGGATATCGCTCAACTTTGATCCACTAAACTTATCGTTCAGAAGTGGCTGGGCTGGCAGAGGCAACCTAATGCGCTATGTTATTCCGGGTTCAGATTACGGCGACTTCTATCTTAGCCCGGGCGCCAATTACATATCGCTGTTTATGGACAATACAACGTCGGCGACAAAAGCCTCTATTGTCTGGACGCCGCTGTTCTGGGGGCTGGACGGAGCGCTGCTATGAGATACGAGGCGGTTTGGTACACGCACGAAGGTGTCAGAAAGGGCGTCATTCAGGCGTTCGAAAACTTGGAGTATATCAAGACACAAAATGCTATCGGCGCGCTGGTGCTTGATATTCCAAAGGAGTTATACGCCTATGAAGCGTTTCAGGTTGGCGATATTTTCGAGGTGTGGCGCGAGAAGGGCGGGGTTCTGGAGCTTCAAAACGAGACCGCCTATTTTCTACAAAATTGGGAGTTCTGGACGGACAATGACGGAGCTGAATATATCAGACTAACCGCAACCGACGCAAACTGGCTGCTTTATACAGCGGTTGTGATAGCCAAGTCCACCAGCGCGGAGGCGGATAAAACGGCAATACCGGATAACATGATGAAGGCAATTGTCCGTGAACAACTTGGGAGTCTGGCTGATGCAGACAGACAGAAGCTTTTAGTCGCGCCCGATCTTGGTGCTGCTGGGGCGAGTATCACGAAGGCTTTTGCTTACCGCAACGTGCTGACTGTTTTGCAGGAAATATGCGAAGTAGCGCAGGAAAAGAACAGCGTATGGCTTGGCTTTGACGTGGTACGAACAGCACCGGGTGTGTTTGAGTTTCGCACTTACACCGGGCAGCGCGGGCAGGATCATGGACGCGCTTCAGGTGACCCGCGTTTGGTCGGCAAACAATATGGCAATTTATCTCAGGCTACTTTCGGCACTTATCACGCCGATGAACGAAACTTTGTCGTTGTAGGCGGGCAGGGCGAAGACCTTTCTCGTCAACTGGTGTACAGGTGGAATTATAACAGGTGGCACGCGAGCAAGTGGAACAGGCGGGAGTATTTCAAAGATAGCCGCAATAACGAAACCACCGCCGCTTTAGAGGCAGATGGCGACGCTGCACTTGAAGAATTCAGACCGAGACAAATACTTACCGGAACGGTGCACGACACGCCGGGGATGCAATATAACATTCACTATCAATTTGGCGACATATTGAGCACGGAGGCGTTTGGCTACCACGTGGACTGCCACGTTGGAAGTGTAAAAATAAAAGTAGACCAAGACGGCGGTGAACAACTGGACATCAAGCTACGAGGGGAGCTATGA